GTAAGCCAGCGCAAAACACAGGCAGGATTCCATGAAAATATCAGGATCAACGCCTTCATCCATTGCGTTTGCAAACAACTCCCTGAGAGCATCTAAAGCCTCAAGGTGCGCATCACTTTTAACCTTAATCTGTACCATCTTTTCTCTCCAGTCGTTGGACTTCAGCTATTGCATAAAACAATATCTTCTTCGCATCACGCAGCTGATCACTGTGAGATGCTTGACCATATCTATAACATGCCCTGAATATTTCACCAATCTGCGCATTCATATCCTTATGTGATATCAAATGCTGTAATTCTTTGGCGTATCCAGGTAGCTCGTAGTACGAAGCAGTGCTTCCGTCTGACTTGACCTTCTGCTGCTCACTCATTACTTGGTCCTCCAGATCCTGTAACCAGATATGGAGCCATCACCTGAGTAATATATTTTTGTCTGTGGGGCCATCCCAATCCTTTGCATTCCAGAATACATCTTGTATATTTTTTTCTTAGCGACACTCATGATACGACCCGTCTTATCTTTAGGAACTGGGTTTTCAGTCTCTTCAACCCACCTACAATCACCAACCTCTGGGAATATTTGATGGTATTTGCTCCCTCCGTCACCTATCGGGACGTTCTTTTCTAACTTGCCATAATCTTCACTCATCTCTATCCACCCTCTTTGCAATTGCTCCTACCAACTGGGCAGAAGCAGGTATGTGTTTTTGAATGTCAGCGAAACCAATGTTTTCTATCTTGGCTACTTCAACTTTGCCATCGATCCTGTACTCAACTTCCATATCAAACTTTGCTGGTTCCATGGGTTAGCTCCCAAGAGATAGATGTATGAACTTCTTTCTGTCGAGTAGCCCTATATCAAAGTCAATTTCTCTAAGCCCCTCGATGAACACCCCATGGTAGCCACATCGATTGAGCAGTTCAGCGGCGGCTTCCTGAACTGAGCCAACATCAACCAGGCCGTCCTTGATGATGGCCTTATGGGTAGAAACGTAATACACATACTCCATCCTGTTCCAGGCCACTCTGCCGTCTGATGAGGTAGATTCAACTTCATCGTAGTGATCTAGGATCAAGCCATACTCACCGTCTTCAAAGTCACCAATCGCTTGGTACTTAATTGTTTTGTCTTCGCTTTCGTATACATGTCCGACATTGTTATCATCAAGAGACCACCAAATGTCATCAGCTACATAAGCTTGTTTCCCTGTTAGGATTGGTTTTCCTCCAAGTTGTATGTTTATTTCGCTCATTCTTTCTCTCGATTTTTTACTGTTAGATAAATAGACTTTTGAACAAACTCACTGATTTTTTCTATTTCATTAGCGTGTTCAATAATTTTTAAACTGTGATTAGCCAAAGCGTCTGTAATCTCAAGCAAATCTTTTACCATTTCTTTTTCATCTTCTTTTAATTCTTGCATCAATCATTCTCCTTCCGTTATGTCTTTCAAATCGACATGAATTAATTTGTCTTGGCCATCGAATTCTTTAACCGCCTCTGTCATTATCCTGGTGGTTTTCTCTTCTGCTTCGGTCTCGCTAGATACTTCAATCTCAATGTAGGCAGTGAGCCTGTACCGCATGCACTCAGGAGGATTAACTACCCTATCCAAACGCACGCAGTCCTCTCCACTGATAGTTGACTTGAGGTTCTCTATCGACATACCCATGGCATCGATGCTGTATGTTTTGGTGAACTCCTCCAAGAGCTCAACGAATGTTGGAGACTCCCCCATTAATATTCTTCTTCTAAATTCTCGGTCCACATAATTGATCCAAAAGTAATGTCTACATTGATCATCTCTGAGCTACTGTCACCGCGATACAAATTCATAAGGGCTGCTTGTGCTTTGGTTAAACGATCTAACAATACTTCTTTAGGAATTTCATGCTCACTAGCTGGATTAACTGGAATGCGAGTCAGTAGTTTTTTCGGAGAGGTATAATCTTCAAAATAAATATCAATGCCCAAGTCTCGATTCATATGATACCAACGATTACTGGGATCACAGATTTGATACAACGGGCCAGTGACTTTTTCATGTTCAATCAATTGCTGTGCTTCAAAAAGCTTTCTTTCCACTTCGCCTTTGCTGTCAACTATTTGATCAATACGCTTTGTTAAAGCATCCCTAGAGTCTTCTAGGTGTTTAACTTCTTTTTCGAGCTCTTCTATCCTGTCCTGTAATTCTTTCTTCAAAATCATTTCGTACCCCTTATCAATGTTTGCTTTGGTGAAGGCCCGTTTCCAACTACAAGTGGGCCAAGCTTGTTGGAAGAACGGTTGATTATGGAGGACCAATAAGCAACCGAACCAGTTGTATTACTCCGTTAAGACCACTCAGCCTTTTGCAGACCTGCTGCTGGTTGAGCGGGTGCTTGCTGGTTTACATCCCCAGTCGAAGCGGCTGGTTGAGGTGGTGGTGTGGACTCATGATCCGCAGGGAAATACCCATTGATCTTGTTGTTCACATAACCGTTGTACTCTTCCTGTACCAGTTTGGCCTTGAAGTGTCTCCCCATAGCCGACTGAATCGTATCGCGAGTAATCTCGGTAGTGACCTCTATGCCCACGCCCCTAATCCAACGCTTGAGCTTGCTGTAAGCAACCTGATTCCCCACTACATAGAAGTCCCTGATAGATCTCCTCTTCTCTAGCGCAGAATCAACAAACGCAAAGTCAACAGTCATCATATCGTTTCCGCTTGATGACCTAGCAGTATCATCGAACTCCACTGCCTTCATGAGGTACTCCCCCTCTGGCAATGGCTCCGAACCTATAGAGTCAGGCACATTGCTGACATCAATTTTCGTATCAAAAAAGCCCATGTTTTCTCCTTATGCAGCTTCTGTTTCAGTGGACGGCATTAGCTTTAACGCCTTCTTGTATTCCGTGAGGAAATCATTCCATGACAAAGGTATTTGTTTTGGAATCGCAAGCCGTGATTTGGCTTCAAAACCCATGGCATATTGAGTATATAAGAACCTGTTGCCAGAACTCTTAGCCATTCCATCTGACCCCAAAGTCTTGTCGTAATCTGCAAACAAGTTGAAGTCTACCCAGTCTTTAATAAGTGCGTTGACCTTCTTATTACAGCGCATCTGAAATGCTCGATACTCTCCAACAGTTGGGTCATTCACAATCCTGTCGCTCACATGAGACAAAAGAATAATGTTCATGTTTCTTTCATCATGCAGCAAATTTAAAAAGTTCAGCAGTTTTCGCCACAGATTTTCCTCTGCGAGATAAAATGCACCGTATGCTGCCTTCGGATCGTTAGCACTTTTCCAATTGTTCGCTTTGACTACATATTCTTCAGCAAGTTTTGATGCTGCATCTGTTGTATCAAGAACAAGTGTCTTGTACTGATGATCCTCTTTATACAAACCATCAACTTGATGAGTCAATAACTCCCAAGTATCAGCTAATGGAAATCTAGCCGTGTTCTCAATGAACCTCATGCCATCTTCCGTTTGTAAAAATATTGGACTATCTGCATTTGAACCGAAGGTCGTTTTCCCCCGACCCTCTGGTGCTTGAAGATTAATCCTTACAGGCGGGTATCCCAAATCCGTAAGTCTTTCATCAGGCTCAGTAGTCACCTGGTTTAAAAAGCTCATTCAGCCTCCTTAAGTTTTTCCTGATTGATTTCTTTGATCTTATGATCACCTAGCTTGATTGAGTGTGCGCTGTGCAATGCCTCGACCATGGGGTCACCTGGGTTAGCCATGGCAAAGGCTTGGAACGCACGGTAGTTCACCTTATAAGAGGTGTTTACAGTGACACAGTCAGGCCAGTCATCTTGTGGTGTATCAGATAAAACTTTTTCAAGGCGATCTTGATCCCAAACATGATCCCGTTTGCTTTCAATGGTTATGCCGTGATTAGTTTGCTGTCCACCCTCATTGCTAAGAAGAAGCTTGAGGTCTGATACTTCTTTTGTATCTAAAAGATCTCGTTCGATCTTCTTAATGTAAGTACCAAGTTCCTTTTGCTTTTGCTTTGCTGATATATACTGATAAGCCAAACATTTATAGTTACTCATAAACTAAATCCTATATTCTCAAATTTTTCTACACTCTCAACAAAACGAACCTTAATGGGATGATTATAATATATCAAGTACTTTTTTAAATAATTTGAAAAAAAGTTTAAACAGGTATAAAGTCCATCAAACCGACATAGGAGTCCGTATGCAATTTCAGATAGAAAAAAATTCTCCGATACCAGGTCGCAAGAAGGGATGGGGAAAATGGCAGAAGATAATAGAAGAAATGGATCTTGGTGATGCTGTAATACTAGAAGACGATGAAAACCTGACTGCTTACCATGGCTTAAGAAGAGCTGGTATGGGGATGGGGTTTAAGATTTCTATGCGCACGCTCGATGATGGCAAGATCAAGGTGTGGAAGCAGGAAGCAATAGAAGATACCGAGTGATGCCTTTCTTTCTAGACAAGCAGTCTGGAGAGATGTCTCCAGAAGCAAAGGAAGAACTGCTTCTTGATATGTGGGACTACGGGATGCACATCATTCCGTGTGGATCACCAACAGAAGTAGTACCTAAATATTTTTCTGATCGCAATCCGTTTACGCCAGAGGATGAGCTACGCCGCAAGTGGAGCAAGACCCCAAGAGGTGTGCGCTGGCAGTCGTATCAAAAGACTCAGCCATCGAGGGAGGAGATCTCTCACTGGCACAACCAGTATCCTCAAGCGAACTGGGCAGCGATCACAGGGATCAACTTTGTTGTAGTCGATTCAGACAGTGAGGAAGGAACACGATGGATCAAGGCGGGTGGCATCAGCCGTACCCCCATGATGCAGAAGTCACCCAGTGGTGGCTGTCATTTTTTCTATAGCGTCCCGCCTCATCGTGCAGTGCGAAACAGTGTCGGTAAGAACAAGATCGATGTGCGCGGAGAAGGCGGCTATATCATGTTTGTACCCTCGTTCAACTACGAGATTGAGTACGATGACAGCTTTGTCATGACTAACTTCGATGAGCTACCCATGCTCACAGAAGAAGATGTCCAGAAAATATACGACTTCAACAACGATGGTAAGGTCGAGACCCTCAGAGAGAAGCTGACTGAAGATCCCAGGGTAGAGGGCAGTCGTAACGATACGTTAGCCAGGTTAGTTGGCAAGTGGATTAAAGAAGGCTGGGGTATGCGCGAGGTAATGATCAAAGCGCATGACTGGAACCAGACCTGCCAACCCCCCATGGACTTGGTTGAAACCACCAGGACAACTGCCTCGATCATTAGCGGACACATCAAGAGACACCCAGAAGACGTTGACTCCGGTGTCCTGCACTGGAACACCTCGACATGGAACACAGAGATCAGTGAAGACCTCAAAGAAATACAAGAGGTCGTGGTCGAGGAAGAGGTTGAAGAGAAGCCTGAGTCTGGACCCTTGGGGTTACGACCGTTCAGTGATAAAGAATGGTTAGAGCTCGAAGATAATTTAATCGAGCAGTTCTGGGGTGATGCATTTATATTTGAGAAGAGCAGGGTGCTTTTGCTGGGTAAGCCCAAGATTGGTAAGTCAAACTGGCTGGGTGCATTTGCTGCGGGAGCAACAACAGGCACAGACTTCATGGATGTACCGTTCAGTAGACCGCTCAAGGTGGTGTGGTTTCAGGCAGAGATCATTGCTGAGTTTCTCAAGCGCAGGATTGAATTGTATTACAAACGGTTCGCAGGGGATGATGATCTCAGGCGAATGGGATTTGATAACCTAATCATCAGTGGTCGGCTACGAAAGAACCTCATGAAGGACGCAGACATACAGGCATTCAGTGATGAGGTGGCGTTTCATGAGCCTGACATCGTGATGATTGACCCTGTCATTAACTTCTTTGACGGGGAAGAGAACAACAACAGTGACATTCGTAGACTCATGGACCGCATCGATATGCTCATGGAGTTGAACAATGTGTCGGTTATCCTGGCCCATCACACTGGCAAGGAACGAGCGGATGACAAGACGTTCATGTCAGCACGGGGTGGGTCCGTGTTCGCAGGATGGTTTGACTCAGGCATCAAGCTCAGTGGAGAGAAGCCTGAAGTCAGCATGTTCTACGAAGCGCGTAACGCACGGGAACCTGAAGAACATCTCGCCCACTTCAACTTTGATGAAGGCATGTGGAAGGTTAACGAGTGGACACCCAGAGAAAAGAAGCAGTTGAGTGAAGAGGATGAGGTGGCTATCGCTAGGGTGGTTGTTGAAGCGATGAGCAGTACAACTTTTTATAAGCGTAAAGAATTAGAGATCCTTGCACAGCAGGCATTGAAAGAATCAGGTATGAGTAGCGGGGAACGAGCTGCAATGAAAGCTGTTAGCTATGTGCAGAAGTACAAGGGTAACATAGTCAAGACGCATGCAGTGCCTGGTAAGGCGGTGTGGCACTATCTTGAATCAAACGAAATGGAACGACCTTGGGAGGTTGAATAATGAGCGAAATTATTTCTGGAAAAGAGCTGACAGCAGCCGATTATAAAAAGTTAGCGCAGGAAGACCAAGACCAATGGGTTACTTATGGCCCAAGGGGGCTGGTAGACGAGGCTAAAAAACTAGCGTAGCGATGACCGCTTGTGTGGAGTCAAAGCGAAACTATGAACTTCAAATGATTAGAAAAGCATTATATGACATCAAAGCTAACCGTAATTAGCCTCGGAGCAGGCGTGCAGTCAAGTGTCATGGCTCTTATGGCAGCAAAGGGTGAAATCACCCCCATGCCAGACTATGCGATCTTTGCAGACACTATGGCCGAACCCAAGGCGGTATACGACTGGCTCGATTGGCTCGAAGAACAGCTGCCTTTCCCTGTAATACGGGTGAGCAAGGGCAATCTGTACGAGGATATCATGGACGGGACAAAGCGATTCGCTACGCCTCCGTTCTTTACGAGCAGTCCTGAAGGTCTGGGTGAGGGTCTGTTGCGCAGGCAGTGTACGACCGAGTACAAGATCGTACCCATCATCAAGAAGATCCGTGAACTGGCAGGGTACAAGCCCCGTCAGCGCATCCCTGCTGATCATGTGGAGCAGTGGATAGGCATCTCTCAGGATGAGATACAGCGCATGAAGGATGCTAATGAGAAGTGGATTAACAATCGATGGCCGCTGCTTGAGTTAAGGATGAGCAGGTTACAGTGCCTTGAGTGGATGAGAGACAACGGCTACAACGAGTTACCCTCGAAGAGCGCGTGTACCTTCTGCCCTTATCACAGTAACAAAGCATGGCGTGACATGCAGTCAAATGACCCAGACTCCTGGGAGCAGGCAGTCGAGGTGGACAACAGGATACGAAAGGGATTCAGCAAGACAACTCAAAGGCTGTACCTGCACCGTAGCCTGGTGCCGCTCAATCAGGCTGACCTAGCTGACCCAGCGAAGGATCAGATTACATTTAGTTTTATGGATGAGTGCGATGGGATGTGCGGAGTATGATTCACTATCACGGTGTCCCCTTTTCTGGTGGACTACAAACAGAAGTAGCTATGCAGGGTAAGCATGGGTTTGTCAGCTACGCCCATCATCAAAGCATTGGTTTGGTAGCCGAGCTCTGTCAATCATTCGCCATAGACAATGGTGCGTTTAGCACATGGAAGTCTGGCAATTCATTTGATCTTGAGGGCTATGCAGAGTTTGTTAATTTCTGGCACAGGCACCCAGGATTCGATTGGTATGTGATGCCTGATGTCATCGATGGTGATCATGTTGAGAATGAAAAGATGCGAGAAGCATGGGCATCAACCGTTGATTGTGATGTGTGGGACAAG